CTTTTTTTTCGATGTAGGAGGTTTTCTCACCAACAATCTTTCTAATAATATTCGCTTTTTGCATAATTAGATAACATAAATTTGTCTTGGCATTGCTGTAAGTTTCTTAATCTTATTAAGATTTTCAGCAATTAATGCTTCACGCTCTAATACCTTTTCAGGTTTCAATCTTGTTAAACGACCTTCAGCCCCGGTTAATTCCTCAATCAATTTTGTTTTTTCATCTTTTGCCTCAGTGGCTAAGGATTGATAGTCCATAGTTAATTCAGAATCCGGTGTTTTGATATTACCACTAAACTTACCACGAACTCGTGATAGAGTTTCTTTGGCGTAAGCGAAGAACCAACGACGAACCCAAACCTGAGCGGGATTATTTAAATCGACCCAATTAATTTTGTTAAATGGGACATCAGATGGTAATTTAATGATATCAGGATTATCCTTTAAACACTTATCTCTATCAGGACCGTCAACATCGTAATACCAATACCATACTTTACCTCTCATCAATGTTGAATTACCAAAGTCAAATTTACCACCAGGTGTTTGCATTAAGTGAACCGCCTTTTTACCACCTGGTAATGCCGTAACTCTATATGTTAAATCTCCCGCAATAATTCTTCTTTGGATGTTGATTTCTTGCATCCTTAACAACATATCAAATGCCGGCATCATAAAATATGAACCAGAATACCCCATTTGAGAATATCCTGCAGGGCCTCCTAATCCGGCACCTCCTAGTGCTCCAAAAGTCCAAGGGTCAAATAAAAGATTGTTTAATTCTGCCGGAGTAAACCACAATAATTCATTAAGTTCACGACCTGCGGGAATTTCATATATTTGTTGACCAGGTGATAACTGAATATAATCTTTTTTAAGAACCCAATCCCCACCTGTTTGTAAACCAACTATTTTGGAATAAGCGTAAGTATATCTCTCTTCATAGTTCATACTTTTAGTTATGAACGCTTTACTGAGAGATTGTTCATCAAGGTTAAGATTATATAGAGAAGTCCACTGACTTTCAATCAACCAATCCTGAATGTATTGTGAATAATCATCAATAGATAATTGTAATAACGAATCTAATTGTTCGTCTTCCAATTCAACGCTACGCAAAGGAGCCCCCAATAAGTGTCTCAATCTTGTATATAACTCACTTCTTTCTGGTTCTGCAATTACTGCCATGATAGTGTTTTATATATAAATATCAAATCATTATATCTTTTGATTATATGATTCTATAATTGACAACAATTTTTTAAACACACTTGAGTTGGTGTTAAAAAATCTCGACTTGTTATTCTCTAAAAATAAAACGAATCTTATTGTTTCGTTTATTTGTTTTGTAATTGGAACCCCAATTATTTCTATCTTTTCTTTGTTTTCTTTTTCAAGTAAGTTATTTGTATGTTCAAGTAATACTGAAAACGCCAATGGGTTTGTTTGTAACTTATTAATAAATGACTTACGACTATAATTTTCAGTTATAACATTTTCAAATATAGAATTAATAGATTCTTTGAAAATCGATTTTACTTTAGGGTTCATGTTAAATATGAATCTTATCGATTCCTTAGTATCGTCAAAATTGGTTTCCTTTAAGACATTTTTCAAAATTAAATTCTCTTTGAGTTTTGTTTTAGATTTCATCTCAAAAAGGTCATTCACAAATTTCCAATTAACCACATCCCAAAAGTTTTGAATATACTCGTCTCTTTTGTTTTGATATTTCAGATAATAAGCGTGTTCCCATAAATCTAATCCTAGTATAGGATATCCACCTTCTTTGTTAGATAACATAAGTGGGTTATCTTGGTTTGGGGTTGATATTATTTTAAGTTTGTTTGTTTTTGTTAAAATTAACCAAGCCCAACCAGAGCCAAATCTATCTTTCGATACTTGTTCAAATTCTTTTTTAAACTTTTCATAACTACCAAAATCTTTTTTGATTTTTTCTAATAGTTCACCTGATGGGTTTTGTTTTTTAGGAGATAACATTTTCCAAAATAATGCGTGATTAAAAGCACCACCGGCGTTATTTCTAATTGTGGTATCAAAACGATTAATTGACTTAACGATTTGTTCTAACTCTAAATCACCATAATCTTTTTTCTTTAAAGCTTTGTTTAATTTCTCAACATAACCTTTGTAGTGTTTGTTGTAATGAACATCCATAGTTTTTGAATCTATGAATTTTTTTAAAGCTGAATAAGAGTAGGGTAATTTTTCGATACCTATTTTTTTCATCTCAGTCAAAATTAAAGTTTGACTTTGACGACTGTCTTGTTCTTGTATTTTTTTAGTTAAAAAATTGGCTCTATTTTCTAATCTTTTCATTAAACCTTATTTATCTATATAAATAAGCTGAAAATTAGAATTGTCTCAGTGAATTAATCTTATTCATAATTTCTTCCACAACATCTCCTGAATTAAGATTATCTCCCATAACGGTTTCGATGTTTTTCTTTTTGTTATTAACCATGTCGTAGATAATTCCCTCAATCGTATTTTCAAAAATTGGGTAGTAAACTGATACAGAATTTTTTTGTCCGTATCTGTACGCTCTGTCCTCAGCTTGAGACAAGTCACCAGGAACAAATGATAGGTCATTTATAATAACCGCCTCAGCTGCGGTCAAAGTAATACCAACACCTGCGGCTTTAATATTACCAACAAAAACTTTTATCTTATCGTTTTCTTGGAATTGGTCAACTGCATATTGTCTTTGCGGTTTTGTGCAACTACCATCCAAATAAACAGATTGTTTTCCAAAATGTTCGTGAATCTTTTGTAGAGTTTCTGTAAAGTTTGTGAAAATAATAACCTTTTTATCCTGACTGATAATATTTTCGGCAATCTCAATTGTGTTTGCAATTTTTTCTTCAGCAATTACCTGTCTAACCTTCATCAACTTACTAAACTGAACTGTCAATGAATTTGATTCTTCTTTCTTGTTGTCATACCAATTATAATAATCACCCATTAAACCTTCATACAACTTAGACCTCAATCTCATATAAACAGGGGTTATAATTTTTTCAGGTAAATCTAACACATCAGTTTTCAATCTCCTTAAAACTTGTCTTGAAGTTCTATCTCTAAGTTCTTCTAAATTTGATGCTCCTGTGACATTCCAAACTTTTCTATTCCCCGCTTTAAATTGATATCCTTGACAATAACGAATAGCAAATGCCATCCAATTCTGAGCAACAGGACTTTCAATTAGAGATAACAGATTGAAGTAATTCATAGGTCTTGATGTCATTGGTGTACCTGTCAACAACCACAATCTATCAACCTTTTTACATATGTGATTAACCAATTTAGTTCTCTGAGCTTGAGCGTTTTGAACATAATGGGCTTCGTCCAAAATTATCAAATCAAAGTTAGATTGTTTAATTAATGAATTTTCTTTGTCTTTTAAATCGTGAAAGTTTTTAAGAATGTCATAATTAACAATAACAAAATCGTGTTCCGTCGAGTATTGTTTTCCTTCGGCAATAAAGACACTCCTGTCAGTGTAGTTTTGGATTTCTCTCATCCAGTTAACTTTTAAGGTCGCAGGACAAATGATTAAAATCTTTTTAGCTCCCGTTTCTAAAGCGGCAATAATTGTGGATGTTGTTTTTCCAAGACCCATGTCATCGGCAAGAATAAATCTTTTACTACCTGATAATTTTTCTATCGCTTCTTTTTGGTGTTCTAACGGAGGTCGGTGAGAATACTTTGAGTAATCAATCTCAACCTTTTCAATTTTGTGTGACTTAATAATCGCTCCTTTAGGTAACCAAAATTCATGTAGAGTTTCACCAGAAAAAACTTTACCCCATATGTGATATGATTTTTCTTTCTCTACTAGTAATTTTTCAACCCACACTTCTTCAGGTATTTGAGTATATAATTTTTCATCAGCAATTTTTTTAGCAAAATACGGGTCGAGTTCAACCCATTTTTTTGCAACTTTAGGAACCACTTCATTGTAAGTGGTTATATACTCTGACTGAGCTCTTGTCGGATAAAATTTTTTATTACTTTCTTTAGAACTTTTTAATTTTAGGATATAGTTATTTGCCCCCGAATAATTATCAAGTATCTCTAAAGCTCGCTGTTCTATTAGGTTAGTAACCACAATATCAAAAAAATAATAAAAAAAAAGATATTTATCAATATGACACAACCAAGAGTTCCAATATCAAGGATAGGTAAATTTTTTGGGGTAGAGGATTACGATTTAGATATCTCTATGGGGGAAGAATGGTTACATGGTGATATGAACTTCACTCTTGTTCTATATAGAGTTAACAGAATTCAAACCAAAACCGATGATGTTTATGGGGAAACCTTAAGTGACGGGATTAAATTTTTACCTCCAGTTGAGTTCAAGGCGTTTGTTCAGGTGATGGCACCTGAAAACAAAAATTTAGGTAATTCTAAAATTGGGCAATTAGAACCTGGAAATATTAGAATATCGGTATATCAAAAACATCTTGATGAGTTGGAAATTGAAATTAATAATGGTGATTATATAGGTTATTATGAAACAGAGAATAGGGTTAGATACTACTCAGTAAATAATGATGGTCGTGTAGTGTCAGATAATAAACATACATATGCGGGGTATAAACCTTTTTACCGAACAATTATGGCATCATATGTTACAGATAACGAATTTAGAGGATTATGAAAATAAAATTAACTGAAGAACAAATTAAAAGAATTTTGGAATCTATGGAGTCCGAGGAGGTGGTTTGTGCCAATTGTGATTGGTCATGGAATACTAACGATTCAGAAGAGTTTGATAAATACATCTGTCATAAATGCGGTCACGATAACGAAAAATAATGGCGTTACCAAAAAAGATAAAAAAATACATTCCATTAACGGAATCCAAAACTCTACTACCAAGACGAAGAGAGTTATTGGAAAAAATTAATAAGGATGGTACTTTCTTGCCCAAGTCGTTGCTTCATGCCGATTTGGATAAAGGATTTTTAGATTTTGTTAAAACCGACTTAGAACTTGTGGTTGACGGTAAAAAAGTTCCGATGGTTGATATTCTTATAACCACTCAAAATTGGGCTCAATTTACAGAGACATGGAACTTTCAAAACATTGATAAAAACGCAGAACCCCCATTTATTACAGTTGTTAGAACTCCCGAAGTAAAGTTCGGAACAAACCCTGCGGTTTTATATAACATACCAAATAGGAGATTATATTTTTATGCTCAAGTTCCAACATGGGATGGACAAAGACATGGGTTCGATATGTATAGAATCCCACAACCAGTTCCTGTTGACATAACTTATTCTGTTAAAATTATCTGTAATAGAATGAGAGAGCTCAATAGATTTAATAAAATTATTATAGAAAAATTTGCATCAAGACAGGCATATGCCAATATCAAAGGACACTATATTCCAATCATTATGAATGATGTCTCTGATGAATCTGTAATGGATGTTGAGAAAAGAAAATACTATGTTCAAAGTTACGGATTCACTATGTTAGGATTTTTAATTGATGAGGATGAGTTTGAGGTATCTCCAGCAGTAAATAGATTGTTACAGGTTTTAGAAGTAGACGAGAAAGTAACTAAGAGACAAGTTAAAAACGAACTACAAAAAGAACCAAAAGTAAATGCTGTGTTCATTGTGGGTAACGATACTCTTAATCAAAAATATGATTACACAACAGATTTGATTTTTGAAAAGTCAAAAAACATATCGACATTTGAGGTGTATATTAACGGTTCCTTTTTTGGAAACGACCCGAATAAAATACAAATCAACACGGGGGACAATCTAACTTTAGTTGTAACAAAGAATGATAACAATGATGAATCATCGATAACATTCATGTCCATAGTCATTTAATCTTCTCCGTATATATCTTTTTTTTCCTTACACTTTTCCAAAATTAACTTCTCTAAGAAACGGTACATCTTTATACCTTGTTTGTCACAATATTTCTTTAGGACATCGTGAACTTCTTTGGAAATTTTCAAATTCTTTATTTCTCGACCATTCTGCAACATAAGATAAAAAAGGCAGAAAATTGTCTGCCTGAATTATAAATACTTATTAGTAAGTCAAGTATTTTGGTTTTTTCGTGAATATTTATCAATAAAAATAAAAATAAAGAAAAAAATTAAAACTAATGGCTAGCAACTCAAAAGTATTCGTTTCTCCTGGGGTTTATACCTCAGAGGTTGACTTAAGTTTTGTTGCTCAAAGTGTTGGTGTAACAACTCTTGGTATTGTAGGTGAGACCTTAAGAGGTCCGGCCTTCGAGCCAATATTCATCAAAAACTTTGACGAATTTGAAACTTATTTCGGTGGGACCTCACCTGAAAAATTTATTAACACTCAAATCCCAAAGTATGAGGCGGCGTATATTGCAAAATCCTACTTACAACAATCAAATCAATTATTTGTAACAAGAGTTCTTGGTTTATCAGGATATGACGCTGGACCATCTTGGTCAATCACTACGAAAGCAAATGTTGACGGAGCCACAGTTGGATTTTATTGTAATTCAGCCACAACAGTCGACTGTGTGATTGAATGTGTCGATTATGAGGTGATTGATTTTGATATTGATTTCATAGGTTGTTCTGATAATATCAACACTATCCAATTTACTAATACCGCACAGATACCTGCAGTTTTATCGAATAAATTAACAATCCCTATGGAGTTGTTTAACGGTAGTGTAACAACAGTTCAATCAAACATTGATACCCAAATATTTAATTCAATATTAGCCGGAGGTACAGGTTCAACCACCGCAAACACAATATATTACTACGGTGTAATTTCAGGGGAAACATACAGTGCGTTATCCCCAACATATACCGCAGCGACTAATGTTTTTGGTGTTGATAGCGTATCTTCTACAGGTTATGACTATACAGACCCAAATAATGACCCTTGGTACTATGGATTATTTGACAATAACTCCCACGAAGTTGGTGGATATTCAGGATACTCTTTTTATTCGTACATCAGTTCATTTGAACTGACATCAACCGCTGATAATTGTGCAACTTTCTATACTTTTAGTTTAGACGGTAACAATGGTATTATAAATTATAACACAAATACAATTTCAGTATGTGTACCAAGTCCTTTAGGCGAATTTATTCCTAGTTTTACAACTTGTGTAGACGCATCAAATGTGAGTGTTAACGGAGTAGGTACAATTTATGACGGAGCGACACCTGTTAATTTCAGTGCGGGAACTGTTATTTTTGAGGTAGTTTCAAATGACGGAACGGTTACTGAACAATGGACAGTTACTGCAGTTGTTAATGACCCATGTAATCCTTGTAATTTTACAAGCGCAGGAACTCAAAATACAGGAACTATAACTAGATGTTATCAAGGTACATTGTCGGGACAAATTTTTGTATACTCAGGAACACCTTATTTAAGTTACGATGACATGGTTATTGCTACATTACGTTCAAGAGGTGTTGCAACTTATGGTAACGACACTGGAGCGGTATATGAAGTAACCGGAATGAATGACGTGTCAATGGTAACAACTGGACAGTATTCAGGAGTTACAAAAAATCCTTTCTCAACATTCGGATTAAATGTCACAAATAATGACGGAACTAATTTATTCTTCCAAACATCATTTACTAATTCTGATTCTCAATATATTGGAAAAGTGTTTGGTTCTACTAATTTTGGAAAACCTAGACAAACTGTTCCGTTGTTTGTGGAGGAAAGATATCAAAATCTTCTTACTTACGCTTGGAGAAAAGGTTATATCAAAGGTTTGAGTACTTCTTTAACCGCATTACCTGATGCAAGACAAGCGGCGGACCCAACTTCAATCGCTTTTTATTTAGAGAGATATCAGTCGGCAATTTCTCCTTGGATTGTTTCCGAATTAAGAGGTACTAAAGTTTATAACCTATTCAGATTCCACACGGTTCCTGATGGTGATGATGCTAATATTACTGTTAAAATTTCTTTGGCTAACATGTCATTTGCTAATCAAACTTTTGATATATTGGTTAGAGATTATTTTGATTCAGATAACGCACCTGTAGTTCTTGAGAAGTTTACTAACTGTAGTATGAACCCAAATGAAAATAATTTCATTGCGGTTAAAATAGGTACCTCAGATGGTGAATATCAATTGAACTCAAAATACATAATGATAGAGATGAATGAAGACGCACCTGTAGACGCTCTTCCTTGTGGATTCTTAGGATTCAACATGAGAGAATACGCAGGAGTGGTACCTCCATTTCCTATCTATAAAACAAAATACGACCTACCAGGTGAAGTGGTTTACAACCCACCTTTTGGTACTGCGGCCGGAAATGATGACAGCATCACAAGCGCGGGTGATAATGTTCGTAGAACTTATCTTGGTGTGTCAGATACTGTAGGTTATGATGTTGATTTCTTCGCTTACAAAGGTAAAAGAATTCCTAATAACATTTGTCTAGATGACACAGGTGATGAGTGGGGTTACAGAACTAAAGGTTTCCACATGGATAAAAATGCAACAGGTATTACAATATCAAATGGATTTGCAACAAGTGGTGAGTCGGCGTTCTTTGTTGGTTCTGGTTCATTTATAACAGACCCTGATGATGAGACAAATCCTTACTACAGATTATTCGCTCGTAAATTTACTGTGGCG